TTCTGCATTTGGATCATCTGTTATTACTTGATAATACCAAGTATTGGCTGTATATCCAGATGGTAGTTCTGGAGCAATAGTTACTGTTGTTCCTTCAACTATAGGCTCTGCAAGTATTGGTGCAGGTGTTGGAATATTATTATTAATGGCAGTTGTAAGTTGGCTAGATCTTGTATTTAATGTTGTTTGCAATGTATTTTTTGTTGATACCGCAGAATTAACAGCATTGTTTAATGAAGTTATGCTTGAGCCAAGTGCTGATATAACATAATTATTAGATGCATTTTGTGCAACAACTGGAGAAAGGCTTTGATTTAATTGAGTAATATTTGCATTTGCTGCATCTACTGCTGCCTGAACAGTTGAAGTATTTGGATCTACGTATGGAGTAAATGATGAACCCTGACTAATTTGTCCAGAAAATCCAGTACCAGTATTTGTATCAGTAATTTCTGTGACAGTACCATTTGTTGTTTCTCTATAGTTAAATCTTGCACCATTTGGTATTGGACCAACTGCAGTTACATTTGCCATCCAAGCCCCGTCATTTGGATTAACATCAGCGTTAAACCTTATTTGAACCATTTGAGTAGAGGCATCTTGTTGTGGATAAGGTCTTAAATCCCAAGCAATATCTAGACTTGTTCCAGTAGTTGAATATGTAATTCCAGTTCCTGTACTCCAAGTTGTCCAGTCCCATCCAGCAATAGAAACTGATGGAGCATCTGGAGTTTGATAATAAACCCATCCCTGATCTATACCAAATGTTATTGTTGCATTTGAGCCTACATATACATTGTTATAAACAACTCCTCCCATTTGCATTGAAAATGGAAGATTCATTTGAACACCAGCATCGTCTACGCCAGCCAAAACGTTTGTTGTTGTTCCAATAGTTGCCTGTAAATTATTTACTGCTGTTTGAGCATTATCAATAGCAATATTTGCCTGAGTTAATTCTGTTTGTGCAGTTGATTGGGCAATCATTGCCTCTGTTCTAGATACTGATAATTCAGAAATTTCTGTTTGAGCGGTAGTTATATTAATATTATTAATTGCCGTTTGAGCAATAGTTACAGTTGTTTTAGCATCTTGAACCACTTGAGAACTTTGATCTACTTGTGTCACTGTTAAATCAACATTACTAATAGTATTAATAGCGGTTTGAACATTATTAACGTTTGTTTGTGCTGTAGATACTGATGATGATAGTCCTGATACTGCCGACTGTGCTCCTGATAATTCCGTTTGTGCCTGTGTTACTTCAACTGTAGCACTTGCAGTGGCATCTATAGCCTCCTGAACGGCTGTAGTGGCTGTTCCAAGGGCTGTATTAACTGCTTGTTGAGCAGGACTAACAACAACCTGTTCCTGATTATCTGTTGCATGTGCAATATCAGGTGCCATAATTCCAAAAACAGTTACACATAACCCTACCCCAAAGCCTATTAATACTTTACGCTTTAGGTTGTTCAATTTAGGGGCTAACTCCAATGCTAATTATATAGTTAATTATATCATGTCTTCTTAATTAACTAATCATTTTGTTGCATAAAAAAGAGGGCAGAAATTAATCTGCCCCCTAATTTATTAAGAAGATTTACTTCTTTTTGTATCCTACTGGACACACTGGATTTACTCCAGTTACCTTCTTTACAGTCTTACCCTTAACACAACTAATAGTTGTTTTAGGAGCAACAAGTGCTTGAAGTTGTTCAATTTGCTTCATGATAGATGAAATAAGTGCTACGATGCCAGTTAGGACATCTGCATTGCTTACTGCACCATCAGCAATTTTATAAGAAACAGTCTTTGCTGAATCTGTTGAAACGTATGCTGGAAGATCTACAACCATATTGTAGTTACCATTAACATTGTTAACAGTAAACTTATATGTCTTTGATCCATTTGCAAATGTATCTGATGATGTTGCTGCAGAGATTGCAGTCATACCGCCACCAGAAATAGCAACTCCAGCACCAACTGTTGATGTATCTGAAACCTTTGCACCATTAATGTCTGTAGCAGTAATAGTAAGCGTAGCGATTTCTCCTGGAATATATGAGTTCTTATCAAGAGATGCTACATACTTATTAACGCCTAGACCACATGCTGCAATAAACTCGTTTGAGTAAATTTCAGACAAATCAGATAGAACATGCTTGATTCTGACAACTGAAGATCCAGAAGTAGATGCACAAGTCCATCCACCAGTCTGAACTGCCGTTGCAGATGATGCTCCACCTACAGATACTGAGGTGACCTGAGAAGTATACTTTGTTGTATCAGCAGTTGGAGTAACTCCAGCCAATTGATTTCCAGCAGCATCCTTAACTACAAAGTCATAAGTTCCTGTACGTACTCCGCCAGCCTGTGCGATATCTACTCCAGTTACTGAAATTGATGCTGCACGTCCTGTGAATGTAACATTCTTTGTTGAAAGAGTTGTTCCATTAAATGAAACTGTGATTGTTGTGTTAACTGGCTTATTTGTATTTGCAGTTCCCTGCTTTACATAAAGCACTCCACCAACACCTGTTTTTGCTGAAGTTGAAACTTCTACAGAAGGTGAAGCATCCCATGCAACAATAGCGCCGTTAGTTGCTGTAGCCTGTAGTACACCATTTGTTGAAAGTGTTGCTCCATAGCCATCTTTTGCCAAAACATTTACGTAACCTGTTCCAGCATCTACAACTACTGTTGATCCAGCAACATCTACGCTAGAAGCAAGAGTGCCTGCTGTTGTTGTATCTTGTACACGAACAAATGAATCTGTTACAGACAAGATGTTTGTCTTAGCAGTTGTTCCTGCATAAATTGTCTTGATATCAACAGTTGAAACAGTTGCGCCAACCTTTTTCTTTTGAGTTACTGTAACGGTGCCTGCACCATTAATAGTCAATTTTACATTTGTTGGCAATGTAACCGCTGTTGAAGTTGTTGCTGTAAATGTAAATGTCTTACCTAAATTAGTAAGTGCTGCTCCCGTAGGGTTTGATCCTGCTGCTGTGTAATCAGTAAATGTTGCTGGACCAGAAATTTCTAGCGAGAGATTGTCGTCTGCAGTAGCAGCCAAAGTATCGCTTGTTGTTAATGCAACAATTGCGTTAACTCCAGCCTCTGCCTTGGTTGTGTCTGTTAATACGGTTACACCACGTGCACCAGCAGCAAGTGAATCAGATAATACATATCCGTTTGTCACTGCAGCAGAAGCCTGTGGAATTGCAACCAAAAATGTGCTTGATACGGCTGCAGCCATAACTAAAGCGATTTTTTTGAATGAATTCATTTGTTTCCTTTTCTTTATAGTAGATTGAATCTATCCAGATAATCTTTTACATCATCTGGCATAGACTTTAATTGTATCACATTGTTGCTGTTTGAGTCAAGTGGATCCTTTGGTCTATCTCTAAACGTATGAATCTCTATCTCCTCATTTGTATTTTTTGGGGTATGTGATATAGCCCCAAATATTGCTCCACACACAGCATCTGCCAAGTCCTTGGAAGATTTTCTTGGGTGGTCAACTCTATTGTTTTTCATAATTTTTAACTCTGTTAACTCTTCAAACAAAAGTTCAATTGCAGGCATTATTAGTCTTTCTTCATATACTAGCATAGCCATATCTTCATAATGTTTTTTTGCAATAGAAACAGTTTCGGTTCTAATTCCAACTTGTTTTAATTCATTCTGAATATCAAATGACTGCCAACGGTCAAACGAAACCATTCCAATATCAAAACCCTGTCTGCGTAAATTCTGAATCCACAATTTTACTTCAGAAAGATTTACTGGGCCTTCAACCTTTGGCTCCCAATATACTACTGCATCTACTACGACCACAGGTGCTACTTGCTGATAATCTTTAATTACCTGAATATTTACCCATTTTTCTACGTGTGCAATTGCAACCGCACATTTGTCATGCTTTTGTGCAAGGTCTGCATGGATATAATATTTTTTATTTGGATCTGGTTTAAATGTTTCGTCAAATCTTTTATGTGTATCTATTGGGTTTCTTAAAGTCATGCATGCTCTTATTTTTTCTACCTGCTTAAAAAATGCATCAGTAGAGTGTGTTGGAACACATGCAAAGCGTTGCATAGCATCACCTAAGTCTGTCATAAATGCAATTTTAAAATCATCGATCTTGCGAGTAGGATTAACTTCCCATGTTGGACGTTTAAGAGCAAATACTCCTGGATACTTGTATGAAATAATTGCATCCTCATCCCACTCAATTTCAAAAGAATTACCTTCCATATCTTCTGGCAAATCTTCATTAATAATAAACTTATGTGTCTTATGTATAACATCTTTTTCTAAAATAACTTTGTCATATTGTGTTGAAATAAAGTCTCCAGGGTAACGAGGAAATGAAAGTAGTGCAACTTTTCCAAGGTCAGGAAAACGAGAATCTACTGAAGCACGAAATGCTTTATAGATATTCTCAGCAGTCTTTCCTTGGTCATTTCCAGTACCAACCTGATTTGCAAAACCAGAAATTTCATCAAGAACCGCAAGGATCAAGTTTAAACCTTCATGTGATTCTCTTTCTGAGTGACCAGAGTAAACAGTAATAGCATTATCAAACTCAATACTTTCTGCTTTTGGATTATACTTACCAGCAAACCATGGAGACTTTTCAATCTTTGCTTTAAAACCTTTAAAAAATACGTTCTTAGCCTGTTGTGCGTTAATAGCAACGTTAATAATATCTATAGCATCTCCAGATGGCTTACCGAAATATTTTGCTGGGTCTTTTAAACATAGAAGTTTGTATACAATATATGCACACGCTACCGTAGAGGTGAAGTCTTTACCAGATCCCTTGCCAAGTTGCAGAATAACCTCATTCTTTGTATACTTTTTATAATATCTCGAACCTTCTTCTTGGCCCATTAGATCAATCAAATCTTCTTTTTTATATATTTGACTCATTGCTTCAATAATGTCATATTGAGTTTGAGATAGGGGTGGTTGGCCTAAAAAATCTTTGCCTTCAACAAAAGTAATTGCATCAACAGGAGTTTCTTTAAAGTTATTGTTTTTAAGTACTTCTAAAAACTCATCATACATCTGAAATTACCGTTATAACTTCGTTTTCTTTTGATATCATAGAAAGTTTACGCATAATTAAATCACGAACTTCTGGATGTGACGATGCTATATCTCTAAGTATTCCAACAAGAACCTCTTGCCTATTTTCAATCTCTAACATTTCATCTGCAAGTTCTTTGTTTTCTAATAGACCAGCCTTTTGTAACATATCAATACGCTTAGACTCAATATCCATAACAAGTTTGATGGCTGCTGTTTTAGCGCTAAGGTTGTTTGTCATTGATGCTTCATCAATAACCTCATATGATTTTGATATTAGTTTGCTATAGTGAGTGTCTGCTCCAGAAAGCGCTTCTTTTGCACGAGCACGTATAGCAGCACTATTAGATGCAGTAACTTTCCATTCATCAATATACGCAACAACACGTTGTCTTGGAATATCTAGTTGTTTTGAAATTACTGTTGGGTCGTTTCCTTTTAAATATTCTTCAACAACGTTATTTACCTGATCAAGGTGTTTTACTAAATCTTCTTCAGTTGACATGCTTGCCTTCTAGCCTATTAATTTCATCTTTAATGTAAAATATTGCTTTTTCAAGGTCTTGTATTGTTTTTGATTCATCTTTAAGTCCTGCTCTCCAAAGGTATTTAAAAGCATTCCCAATATTAAAATTACGATGGCGAGTTATTTCTATACATTCAATACCAGAAGGATCTGAAGTATAGTGTAATGGGTTATTAACTTGATCAACAGTTATGTTAAGATTCTCACTCATCATTATTCTCCCAATCAAATACGTCTGGTAAGTCTTTTAATGTAGATAGTGCATAGGTAATTCCAACTGCCCCTACAATTGCTAAGGCTAAAATAATTTTATTTTTATTCATCGTCTAGATTTCCTTAATTTAAATTTTGCAAGGTATACATATATAGTTTCCACTGTACATCCACACTCTTTAGCAATGTCTTCTGGAGTCTTTTTATCTAAAACGTAACGTTTACGAAGCCAAGACTCACTTGTATATAGTTTAGCAGCCATGGCTTTATTTGTCAACCTCTTTTTCATTAATATCATAATTAAATCTATTAGAGTTTTCTAGTATCCACTTATCTTGATTTTCAACATCGTATTTTCTTTCATTAATTATCCTATCAATTAAATAGTCTTTTTCAAGAGTAAATGATGGCTCATATACACGAAC